AAAGATGGAGGTAAAGTCACAGATTAGAGTTGACAAAGGGTTTTTTATGAAGTATAATTTAAATTATACTTCATAAAAAACCCTTTGTCAACTCTAATCTGTGACTTTACCTCCATCTTTAGCAAAAGCTGATCTAGACTGTTGATCCATAGAATCAAATTGCGACCTAGTTACAATCTTGCCCTCTGCTGTGCCTCCTTTGTTGTGTGTTGATCCCCCACCTTTAGAATCATTAAATAAGTGAGGTGCAGAGTCTGATAAACCTTTAACCCATCCTTCTACGCTTAGAGGGTCAGTAGTGCCAGAAGCGTATATAACATTCTCACCTTCAAATGGTGTAGCCTTGCCATCTTTCAATTTGAATACACTCTTTGCACGCAACAACAAGTCATCTACTGCAGTAGCCGCTACACCATTTTTTGCTGCAATATCACGCACAACACTATCAATAGTCAACCCTTCCAGTTGCCGTGTAAGAGTGCTATTACCCTCTTTTAACGTCTTCATCTCTGTATTATAATGGTCATGTACCGCTTTGGTCTTCATATCCACAAGCTCATCAATCTTACCTGCTTTAATAAGTGATGCAAACTCTCCATCTTGTTGGCGTTTGAGGAGTTCGTTGTACTTATCCATGTCAATAGTACTATACTTGCCTTCAAGCGTTTCCATGTCTTGCAACAATTTGGTATTGTTGTCTCTGAACTCATCAAGTTTCTTTTTATCAACCATGCCTTGCACTGCCAGCGTGTACTTGCCGTCTTTTTCTGTGTAGAACTCTTGTAGTGCCTCTGGCACGTCTTCTATTTTATCAACTGTTGCTTTTAAATGCATAATGATCTCCGATCAAGTTATCGCTACTCTGTAGCGGTTAAGTAAATTTGTCTTGCAACTGCTCTAATGAGAGTGGGTTGCCCGACTGGTCTAATAGGTCTGTAAAACCCACTTTACCTTTTTTCCATAACTTCCACTTACCTACACCAAGTGCTTCCTTTTGAAATGATTCTGGTTTACTCCGCAACCAATCTTCATAATTCAAACCTTTGCTAACTTGCCCATCCATGCTTGCCCTTGTACCTTGTGGCAACTTAGATAAGTGTTTTTTATCCACTCCTAACTCTCCCCAACCTTTGAGAACAGATATTTGTGAACTCCTGCAATTCCAATGAGCTGTCGCCCCTGGAAAATCTATGTCATGTCCTATTGGTCTGCGGTTGTTATCCCACATCAATCCATCTAATGCTTGACATGTGGTGCTAGTTCTAGAATCAAGAGTAGAAACCCATTCAACCCCTTTGACAAGGTCATTATTAGCTTCGTACGTTCTCATTCTAGCTTCATTAGCTACAACTTGAACACTAGTTCTGACTAAAGCCTCCGCTTGCCTTCTGGTGGCTTCCATGATACCATCTTTGAATTTGTTTGCTCTTGTGCCTCTGACCCTTTGCACTATTTGGTCAGTGGTTTTACCTTGTAATAACCCTTGTCTGATAGTGTTTTTGAATTTCAGTTCTAAATTACCTGCTTGTCTGCCCCACCATTCTTTGGAAGGTGCGCCTTCAATGAGGGTATCGGTCGCAATAGCTGCCAACATTTCTACGCTCATTCCTGTGGATAGTGTCTGCACTTTAAGTGCTGTGTTGATACTTGACACCGCTTGCGCTTCTGCAACTTTAGCAAGCCCTGCAAGTTGTTTATCTTCAAGCTTGTCTATCTTGTAGTACGCACTACGAATTGTGGTTTTAGTCTGCTTTAACATCTTCTCCAATCTACGCATTTGGAAAGGTGTGCGTTTGATGAGGTGGAGTTTTTGCTTTTCTAGTTCTTCAACTAAATTTTTCTGCAGAGTCTTCAGTTCTTTTAAAACGTCTTTACGCAGACTAGCATCTAGCCGCAACAGGTCAACTGAATGTCCTGTTATCTGGTCTAGTATCTTATCGCTTATATTTGCCATTATTAGTCTTCATCAAATCCGCCAACTGTTTGTACTTCAACACGACTGCGCTCATCTTCTATGGATATGTTTGGTGGTAGCATCTCGCCTCGTTGTAAGTTCCATAAGAATGTTTCATGGCTCACGCCACCTGACTGCCATGTTTGCATAAGTGCAGTAACCTCTTGTGGAGTAAGTTTAACATCAACAAAGTCAGTATTCAACTCCACAGTAATATCATCTGTTACGCCCATCCACTCTGCCATCTGTGTAAGCATTTGTTGCACAGCTTGTTCTACACTCTTCACTGTTGAGGCAAGCGTGGAAGATTCTGCATTCTGGCGTAGCCGTACAGCTTCTGCAGCTTCAATACCTTTCTTCTGCCCTTCAAGCAATTGTGCGCCTAATGCTGCCATCATGGAACGTTTTTCTTCCATTGCAACTTCTAACGCTCTCAATCCTTGCCCTGTGAACTCTAGATATCCTGCCTTACTCTGTGTATCTGGCAAGATCCATGCTGTTCCTGAACCAATGACTAATTCAGAGTCTGTATCCACTCCTGTAACGTATGGTGTAGGTAGAGCTGTGAAGTGTCTACCATGCTCTAAGTCTGCACTCGTGCGGTAGTGGCTCAAACTCATATCTGCTAGTGCTAAGAGTGGAGGTGTCATTGGAGTGAGGTTAGCACCATCTTGGCTGACTGCTATAAATGGTATATTAGAGAGTTCAACCCCTTTGTTGACTGGAGTAATATCTGCAACTACTTCCCAATCTTTTTTACCCTTTCTCCATATGCGTACAATAAAACGCCCTTCTTCCATCACTAGTTCTCTGTATTGAGTTTTGAACTCTGATTTATAATGGTCTTTAGGATCAATTGCTCGATAGCTCTCCTGCAAGATGATTGCATCCTCTAACCAATTAGTCACCTGTTCAGTTGTATATCCTGTTAAATACGGTCTAGTTCCATCATGGTCAATGAGTACACCTTGCCGCCCCATTAACAATTGTTCTGTCAACATACCTTCTATGAAGTCGCTCAATGATACCCCTGTGTTTGTGATATCGTTGAATAAACTCTCCAGTTTTGCAGGAGCTTCAATTTTTGCATCGAGTCGCAACACCGCCCCTACAAGTCCACTTATAGTAAGGTTTACAGCATTGAAAAAAGTTGCTCGTGTTTTATACGCTTGATAACTGTCATCGTCCTGTTTGGAAAGTTTTGGTAAATATTGCTCCCCTCTCTTCTTAACTGCATCTTCCCCTTCAAACGTGTCTCTGCAACGCTGCCATTTAGGTTGGATATTATCATACTCTGGATGTCTGCTCTCAATTCCCATAATGTGTCTCCTGTTTAGTTATTTAGTATCCTACAACTCTTGCTAATTTTGGTTTTGATTTAATAATTGGATACTTCCTATGTATAAAATACCCTCCTGCATCTGGTAAGTGGTCGTTATTACTAGACTTGTCAGGTTCACCTTTATCGTTGTACGCTTGTTGCTCCAAGCAGAGTGTATATTCAGGGCATTTCTCTACATTCACCCACAACGTATCACTCTTAAACGCACTGTTCATACTCAATACTCTATCTCTTACAAAAGGGTTTTTCTTAGGTGCGTCAACCTTGAACCCTGCGCTCTTCAATAAACTGATATCACTCAAACTTGCACCCATAGTGCTAGTAGAACCTCCTGAAGCATCTGGGTAAATTATAACAGAACATCCATCGAAATGGTTCTTTATTGTTTGTATTATGGAAGGGGTATCCCTACCTCTAGTGATCTCGTCCACTGCGTAGGCTTGCCCACCTCTGATAACGTGTATAACTGCTGACATATTGTTGACATTAAAATCCATACCAATATGTATGGGTTCACAGTCTTTCTTGTTGTGTACTATATCTGTATGACACGTCTCCCTGTCAAACTCCACATACACCGCACCGCTTGTAAGGTTTACAAACTTACCCTCAATGTACGCTTGCACTAACGCTGCTGGATAAGTGGCTTTGAGTCCTTCAATGTAGTCTTCTGGCAGGTGTGGATTAGAATAGGTAGGGGCAGTAACATACTCATAGCCTAACGCCTTTGCTGCAACTGGATCTTTAGCCCATTTATCGTAGACAAAATTGAACCCTTCTGGAGTAGTATATGCACTAACTGTATTTAACGCTCCTTTAATCTTTTGGCGGTTGCGCCCTACAATTTTATTCCATGCTTCTGCAGCTTTATCCTTTGCCATAGTGTCTATCTCATCCACGTGAGAACGAAACACTTCATATGCTATGATACGTGCTGGGTTGTCCATAGAACGCATAATTATCTTACCGTGTCCTTCTACTCTACATATATATTCAGATTTATTCAATTGGTAAGGTATATGTGCAAGTGTCAAAATTTCTTCAATGCGTGGTACAAGGTTGAGTTTTAAGGTGTCAAAAGTTGGTGCATACGTGCCTATGTCAGCTCCAGGATGGTTAAATAGGTCTCGGAACACACAAGTTATGAGTGTCTCTGTCTTCCCTGCTCCAAAACCTGCCACAAACAATGGAAACTTGGCTTCTAGTTCAAACATATCTGCTTGTGGAGCTGTTAAGGCTACTTCATGCACTGTGCTCACCTTTATTGATTATCACCTTAAACAAAGATTTCGGTTTTACATTGGTCTCTTCTGCTGGTGTGTTTTTCCATTGTTCGGGTGCTCGATTAGTCAACCAAAAGATAGCCGCTTTCACGTCTGGAGGGTAATGTTTAAATGTGGGCACTGAAATAGGTTCTCCTTCATATTGAAACACTTTTTCATCTGGTGCGTCATATCCACACGCTCGCTTATACAGAGATTGTGCAACTTTTGAATCTGCTTGCACTTTACCCTCTTGTATGGCTTGGTCAAAAGTTATATGAGCTTTACGCCATTTAGTCAACTGCAATGGAGTGATATGAAAAAAGTCTGATATAACTTTATCCGTAGCTCCTAATAAGCACAGTCTATAAACTTGTTCTTGGTATTCTTTTTTGTATCGTACTGCCGCCATTGTTGCGCCTCGTAAAAGTAGGAACATACATTATGCCGTAACAGAACGCCTATGTCAACTGAATTATTTACTATGAGCGCAACCCTGCACTCAACCACTCTCTATCAATGCCTTTACCTTTAATTGTGAGGTGTGTGAACTGTGCTCCAATAGCTTCTCCAGTTGCCAGGTTAAAGGTTATGCGTTCATCTTCTGCATACAAAAACACTTCTACATAACCTCCATCTGGTGTGGCGTTTATAATTATACCTGTACGCCCATCATTAAGTTGTAAAGTGTGGCAGTTGGCTCTCATTTTACACAAAAGTCCATATGCAAGTACTTTGGCTTCATAATCTAGTTTACCTGCATTGTAACAGTCTAAAAAGTAATTAAATTCTTGTTGGGCTGTCCAACCACCTCTGACTGGAGCATCTTTAGGGGTTGCGGGGTTTCTACCTTCTTGTGCTAAACGATTGACTTCCTCTACTAATAGATTAGGGTCAACCAATTTGCGCTTCTGGAATAATAGTGAATCTTGCTTTACCCCTTCATCAGGTAAAGCAAGAAAATCATCTTCTTCAAAAAGGTCTAAAAAGTCAACCACTGAAGGCTACATATATCAAGAAGAATAATATAAAGAGTGATAGGATAGCTATAACCTCTAACCCCTTCTCAAACCACCCCCACAACTTAGCTTTGAGTGGTTCAAAATTATAACGTCTACCATAACGGTTCTTTTTACGCCTTGTAAATAATTTCATTCTTAGGCTACCTTTTTAAGTTTGAGTTGCGCTCTAACATCATCAAAGTTATGAGTTCCTGCTGGAGTGCGCATATAGTTGAGAAAATAATCCATTCTAAGATTTTTGACAACTTTGCCAGTGGTGGTATGTACTATATCTGCCATCCAATAGTGCCCATCATACATATATATGTTCTCAAGATGGTATACGTCGCCCCATACAATATGACTGTACTTCTCAATAGTTGCTTCATCAATACGCTTGCCAAAACGCAACTTATGCAAATTGATATTCTTTGTGACTTGAGCAACCATGTACTCTTCTGCTGCTGCAACGCAAGCTTTCTGAGAAGTGGCAGAGAGTAGTACATTACCCTCTTGATCTGTCAAGAGCCATCTGCCCGTCTTGATCTTGTTTATCACTAACGGTTTACCCTCTACTTCATAATATTTCTGTGTATCCTTAAATTTGATATGAGTATATTTCATATTTACTGCTCCTTGTTCGCTGATTTAAAAAAAAGTGTGAAAATTGTATATTAAAGTTTAGCGGTTGTCTACCGCTAAACTTTTAATGTATTATGTGAGTTGGGTATTCAACCCTACAGAGTTAGCTGCACTGCACCCCGCTGAATATGCCT